AGAGTCAAGGACTTCTTTTTGCGCGACATGCTTTTCTCCTGGGACAAAACCCCTGGGAGAAGAAGGGAGCAAACTCCTCCCAGGGGCGGTCCTGCTAGTCAGATCAGATGCTCACGAGCTTGACGATGAAGTCGTCTTCCAGGATGCCGGCGCCCTGAATGGCGTACCAAGCCAGACCGTGGCGACGACCGTAGTCGGCACGCTCGCTCTGACGAAGCTCGACCGGAAGCGCAGTGGCCTTGCCGTAGGCGCTATCCGCGAACAGGATGGCTTCGTAGGTGTCCGCATTGGAGGCACCACCAGTAGCCTGATCCACCATCGCGGCGACATAACCCGGATCGGACGAGCTGCAAGCACCGTTGCGGGCGTGCGTGGTGCCGACGAAGATCACGTCTTCCCAGCGACCGAGTTCGCCGTTGAACAGAGCGCGGGTACCCGCGTAGTTCTGGGCGGCAACCCAATCGGGGTCGCGCTTCAGGTACGCAGCCTGGTGCGGGTGAAGGAAGCAGACATAGAAGTCGCCCATGAACTTCGGAGCGTTCTTCGTCTGGAGCACTTCCACACCCTGACGAATCATCTCGACATCGAAGTAGTCCACGCCACTCTGCATGAGAGCGGCAGTCGCACGATTACCGGCGAACACGGACTGAGTGGCACCCGCGAGAGCGTCACGACACATGAGGTCGTTGGTCTGCGCGTAGTTGCGACCGAGGAGGAGGGCCGACTCAGCCAGAACGTCGTGCATCGACATCTGGAGGAGCTTCTCGGACACGCCGATGGCCTTGCCCCACTCAGTCACGGAGATCGCCTTCTGCGAAGCCGTGATGTTCGTCTCGACCAGGGCCACGTTCTCCGTGAGCTGCCCGCCAGCCGAGAGGTTGTTGTACCGAGTCATCGTGATCGTCTGACCAGGCATGGCAGAGAGCTCGGTCTTCTTCACCGCGAACTCTTCGTACCGCATGATGCCCATGGCCTCATGCAGGATGTCCATCGAGTAGACATCCATGATCGCCTGCGGCAGAGCAACGTAGGAACCGACAGTAGAAACGCCCGAATAGGTAGCCATCTAATCCTCCTGAAATTAACCGGTGATTCCGGCCTTCTCCATTGCTTCGTTCAACAACTGTTGACGACGTTTGTCGTACTCAGAACCCTTCAGAGAAGCAATGGCCTCGCGATTCTGGGCGGTGATCGTGGCTGCCGGACCTGCGCTACTTGCAGCGTTTGGTGCGAGAGGGCCTGGAAGGGTAGCCTGAAATGACTTCAGAGCTTCCGCTTTTGCCTCTTCGACAATCTGCTTCTCGCGAGCTGCCACCTTAGTGATAGCTGCGTCAATCTCAGCTTCGGAAGATCCCGAAACGAACTCCACAAGCTTGACACCACTCTCTCGAATCGCCTTCTCCTGGTAAGCTTTCAGCTCGAATTCCCGGATTTTTGTGGCGGCGATAGAGGCGGTCTCCTCGATAGCCTTCTGGAGCCGGAGATTGTTTTCGCGTAGTTCCTTCAATTCCTTGGATACCAGCTCAGACTCGGTAGCCTTGCCATTCTTCAGAGTGTCCAGATCCTTTTGTGAGTTCATCAGCTTCTCCTCCAGCTCTTTCATTTGCTTTTCAGCAACATCCTTGGCCTTGGAAAGTTCATCAACCTTCCCGTATACCTTGGACTTTTCGTCAGAACGAGCCTTCTCGAGAAGTGCGCTCACCTGTGTTTCCGTAAGGACTTTCTCGTTGTGGGCTGCTGCCGAGTCTGTGCGCTGTGTAGCATCGGATGTCTGCCCGTCTGGGGCGTTGTATGTCTGTGTCATGTTAGTATTGTCGCTCATAGGCCCTCCGGTCAACTAGACTAGGCCAGCCTGGGATCTTTGGCGGTCGTCTTGTTGCCATCAACCGTGTTTGGGTTCGGGATTGTGGTAGGCGTACCAACCTTCCCCGTGTCGCGCTGACCTTTGGAGAACGGGAAAGTGGTGTCACTCCCACGACCCATGTCAGTCTGACCCTCGTTGCCCGCCGGAACGCTTCCTGCCGAATTCGTGCCCATTGTTTTCCTCCTGATGAGTTGTTCGCTCTTTACAGTATCGAGAGAGTAACACACCTAGTCAAGTTACTCGG